ACCAGCCGGTTTAATATGGTCCTCGATTATCTTATCAGGGCCAAGAGAAAGCTTTTTCTCGGTAACCTTGAACTTTACTTCCTTCCAAGTCGAAAGACTGATCTGGACTTCATCGGTATCGACGTCCTGAGTAGTACCTCCTGTAGAGGTATTAACGTCGGTCGCCTCAAAGGTAGAAGGAACAGGAATGGATATTGTCTCGCCCTTTCCTCTGCCCTTCCATTCTTCCTCGTAGCCTCTATGGACTCTCTGTGCAAGTCCCATAGAAGCGTGTAAAGCCTCTATCGCCTCATTCGCATAAAATATTGGATCGTATGCACCTTCCCAAGTGTTTGCCACTTCTGGTCAGCTCCTTTGAATTAGTCTTTGATCATCAGCCGTTTTCCGGCTTTCTGAGCTTCAGCTTTCGCCTTACGGTATTTCGTATGGTCCCTGGCGTCTGCTGAAGAAATGTAAAAGTACTGTCCGTCAGAGCTTCCCGCCCTATCACTCCCTGCAGATCCCCCGCCTGAAGCGCCTGAACCCTCGAAGGCTCGCCCGAAGGTGTCATTTTCTTTCATTTCCAGCACAAGATCTTCGATACTCATGTACTCGCCTTCTTTGTTGAATCTCGGCCCGTCCTTTCCCATTACCCGAACGGTAAACTTCCCGTCGTCGCCTTCCTCCACCGAGACCTGACTCTGGATATGCGGTAACAGGAGTTCCGAGGCTCCCTTATGCTTGGAAATAGCCCTCACCGCTTCCGCGTTGACAAGCTGGCCCTCAAGAGATTTGTAAAGCTGGTTGGCTCGCGAGTCCTTTTTTTCAAGCTCTTTCTGGTGCTGTTCCTTCAACTGCTGTTTGAGCTTTTCAAACTCGCCCTTTTCGTACTGCTTGTTCTGGTCTCTCTCTTGTTCCTTCTGGATCAGTTCCTTAATTTCGTCTGTGGACATACCAAGATCTTCGAGTTCCTTTTCTCTCTGCTTCCTCGCCTGTTCAGCTTTTCTCGCGTTCTCTCTCTCTTTCGCCAAAGCAGACTTCAGGCCGTCCACATCTTCAAAACCACCTTCAACATCGAGGACGAACTTCCCGTCCTTCTCGGTGTAGAAGTCCTGTAAATTTTCATCCAATCCGTCTAAACTATCTAAAACTTTTTTAAGTGCCATAATATATACCCTCCCGGTATTTTTTTATCGGACCATCCCGGCCCGATCTTCTCGCTGTAAACTAACTAAGAGTTTCGCGGTCTGTTCTACAAAATTTTCTACTGCCACATCTTCGAGCGATCCCTTCTCAGGATCAGCAAAGGACATTATCGGAATATGCAAAAGTTCATGTATTATGGTCTGCTCGATGTCCTGTGGAAAATCATCATTATAAGTTTCATAGCGGTTATATTCATCAGGCCACAAAATCTTAATAATTCCTCGCCTTAAGCTCTGGGAAACAGCTACATTCGCCTCGCCACCAGCTTCGATGTCCTCCATGTTGCAGAATTTTACTATTATTTCCCATGGATCAAGCCCGAGCCTCCGTTTCCATACGTCTACGAGTGCGTCTGCCCTATCCTGAAGATCATCACGCCCTTTAATCAAGATTTTTCAGCTCCTTTATCGTAAGCACATGGCCCCTGAAGTCTGCCAGCTCCGAAGTCGTTATTTTCCCTTTTCTCCATAGCTCGGCCCGTCCGGGACCGAGGACCCTGTTAGCGAAACCCGGATCTTTTTTCTCCTTCTTTTCAAGCCAGTCGCCGAACTTTTCAGCCTTCGGAACTTGACCATCCATACTCGCCCTCGTGCTTTCCGGAATATCTTCTGTGTCGATACCAAGGTCCCGGAAGCTTTTTAAAATAGGCGTAGTCGTGGATCTGCAATTCCAGTGAGCCGGTGGAGGGGTAAACTGCCTGTGGTGCCCGAGCGGTTTATAATCAAGATCCCATGCGAGACCGTCCATGCTGATACAAAAAAGCGAAGTTCTGTTGTCCAGAGTCGACGACCATTGAATACCCTTTACTACATCGTTGTTTCGCTTCAGCGTTTCCAGCCTCGTCTTATTCGTCACGGCCTGAACGGAAGATCTCACAAGGGCCTCGGCATTTTTCCGTCGCTTCTCCATCATTCCGGGCTGTTTCGCAGTTCCAAAAAGCCTACGGGTTATATCATCCATGCCCTCGCCCTTTACCAGCCCTTGCCTTATGCCGTCCTCAAAAACAAGCCTCGTCTTTTCGGCTTGCCTTTTCCACCACTCCGCGGTCGGCGCCCCGTCGATCATCGCTGTGTTAACTACATTTCTGAGATAGTTTTCGGTCAGGATATTATCTGAAAAATCAAGCTTCATCGCGTCGCCCAAGGCCCGAGAGGTATACTTCGTTTCGTTCTCCGCTATTTCCAGCAGATCCGCAGAAATAAGATCAGACGCTTGGGCGTATCTGGTCTTTATCGTTTTCTGGATCATGGAAAGGGTTCTCTTGTAATAGTCGGACTTAAGGATCTGCGTTAAGTTGTTTTTTATGTCAGCTACAGAGCCATTCCGTAATACCCTGTTTATCTGCGACAGCTCGTTTTCAAGTTCTTTCTCCATCGCAGAAAACAACTCAAGAACTTTTCTTCGCTCGTCCGCGTCCATCCTCAGTAGATATATCTGATGTGTCTTGAATCGATCTGAAAGTTCCTCGTTTATGGAGGCCATTTTTATTCACCCCCAAAAATCGTCGGCCCTTCGTTATCAAGCAGTTCCTTTTCTTCATCTGCGTTAAAATCGTCGCTCAAAAAGCCCCGGCGCTTACATTCCCGGTAGAACGTACCCCGGGATAACTCCCCGGCTTGCCTCATGGTTATGAGGTTTTCGATCTCTGCTGTGGTCTCTCTCGGCATTTCAAAGTTGCCCCTTATTTCGACCTTCGGAACATCTTCTACGCCTCGCCACAACTGAGTAAGCCTCATGCATTCGTTCAAGGCACTTTCACAGCTACGGGCCATTCTCTGCAACCTTGACTGCGTATTCGTGTTGCTAATCTGTGATTGCGTCGCTGTAACATCAGACCCTGCAATCTGTGGTAGAAAAACCTGCAATCCGAACATCGCCATTTCCTCTTTCAGGTCTTCGAGATCCTTCCTCCCGGCTTCGATAGCCGTGCCAGAATGTTCTATGTAGTAATATTTGCCCTGTGGATCAGAGGTCGTAAGAAGTTTAAAAGGCCCGAGCTGTACCTCCGGATCTTCGTCAGGATCATAACCGGAAGCACCCAGAATCGGGAACCTCGTTACAGAAAGTATCGACCGCTGGTCTGAATAGCTTTGCCAATGCGTAATATTGAGATCCGCAAGATCTTCAAGCGGAGGCGAAGCAAAATGAGGCCCTTCTTTCTTTCCGTAAACAGGAACGAGCGGGACCTCATCTATAGACATGGCCCCGGAATCTTCCAGAATCCATTCCGTCTGATTATTGTCCAGATCAACCTTTCGCCACAGCTCAAAGGCTCCGGGCATTAAAACTCGTACCCTTTCGATAAATTCCTGTTCCCACCTGTCTACATATTCGTAGCGGTCCTCTTTGAGTCGGACTTCCTCAATAGTAGTTTTATCCGGACTCAGTTTCACTCCCAGAACATTTTCGGCAGGGACAGATACCCAATACGGGCGGGCCTTTATGTACCTTTCATCCTCAAGCGTCAACGGAGTCTCAATTTTGGGATAGTCCACAAGGATATAATGCAATCCCACCGATACTGCGTTCTGGAAAACATCGGCAGAAAAAGCCGTTAAACTCGTTCCCGATCTGTCTATGTCTTTTATAAATTCCTCAATCTCCGGGCTTGGTTGGTCCACATCAACAGGTTTCGCAAAGACCTTTCCGGCCATATGTTCAACCGTGTTCATGAAATAATTTTTCAATACGGAACATGAAAGGCGCTCTTTATAGCGCTCCTTCGTCTCCGCATAGTGCTTCGGCAAATATGACTCCCCGGCATTCCTCATTGCCTCAGTACCGCCCATCAAGGCCCGGATCTTCGGCCACTTTTCAGCCATAACTCTATATTGCTGTGTAGGCGTTGAAACATCTGCCATTGCTACACCTCCCTGACTGTCTTTTTTTCTCGTTTGTTAAATACAAGCGTCTCTATCGGATATCGCAGAGCGTCCATCGCGTGGTCGTTTTCCTTCAGCGGTTTATCCTCTCCGCGCTGTTGCGCCTTCGGGTCCCATACATACGATTGGAACTCTTTTACCGTGTTCTTACACTTTCCAGAAACATACAGCCGTCTCTGAGACAGAAGCGATGAAACATGCCTGATCCCTTCCAAAACTTCATTGTTTCCCGCAACCGTTTTATATCCGTCCCCCTTTAGAGCCATCCTGAAAGACGTAGCGGAAGGATCACAGACAATCGGCCTTTTGTTTATGGCTATATTCCCGAACTTCTTCGTAAAGTCCTGTACGTACTGGCTGTCGGTTTTTTGTTTTCCTTCTCCCCGCCCGTCGTAGTAATACTCATCAAAAATGTAATAATCAGGTCCCTTTCTACCTATGGCCAGGAACACACAGGGATTCGAAGTTCCATAGT